AAACAACTCATATTATAACCCTGAGTTCATAAAAAGAAAGTTTAAGTAGTAGTAAGAATTGTGGTTTACACTTTTTCTGAGAGTATTCTATCTTTCTGCTCTTTATATTTATCAACTAATCTCTTATATTCTATCTTTCCAGTTTCTTGATAAAACCTGGTTGCGTGCAATAATTCTTTCCTGTTCTCAATTAAATCTTCTGTACTAACAAATGATAATGGTGGTAAGTCCTGATTTGTAATCCATTTCCCTCTGCAGAAAGCTTCACGTTGTAATATAATGTCCTCTATAAATTGACTAGCTCTTGCTTGTTCATTATTCAACTCACCATATAGGTTATTAAAATTCTTCCTTACGTTTTCAAAATTCTTCACTTTTTCTTTCTTCAATACATGTCTTTTATCTAATGTAAATTTAGGTGGAATCAATTTATACACATTTTTCCTCACTTTAAACATCTGGTACGTATTATTTTTAGTATAGACCTCTTTTTTCAGGACTGGCTTTATTAACTTCTCCTTCTCTTCAACATCGTAATACATATGCAACAGAGCTTGTTTATTGAGTAGATTTATAAAATAGTCCCCATCACCTTTCACTATTTCCATGTACTGCTTAGTAAGGTACTTTATTCTGCCCTCTATATTTTTGGGTTTTATGTTACCAAAGTACTTGTCATCTATTTTCTCTATTCTTTCTTGCCAATATAATTCAAGGTTTTCCTTGAACAATTTGCCTAGGTCAGACTTATCAATAACTCTATTTATATTTGCTTGTCTCTCTTCGTAGAACCTTTTTGCTCTATCCAATATTATTCTAGGAATAAAAGCTCCACTTCTTGGCTTTAATTCTCCCTCAATTAAATCATATCTTACCTCTGGATCTTCAAAGAAAGCAACACAACAATCTGCGTCTATATCATATTTCTCTTTCAAAAATTTATCATAATAAATTGTACATTGTGGACAGTAATGGTTTTTCACTTCTTTTATATAATTTGTTTCAGTCATAACAGCCATTAAATTCTTTGCTATTTCAGCGGCGTTACCGTCATTATCATCTAATAAATTATTGATTCTTTCCACCTTGTCTAAGTTGCAGCCGGTTATTTTCTTGTTCTTCATTATTTTCTTTTCTAATTTATTCATTATCTGGGCAGCTATTGACCTTATATCTATATGGTGATTTAAAGGCGACATAACAGCTTCAACGAACTTCAATCCTCTACCCCATGCCATTTCTCCTTCATAAACTATCTGTTCAAACCACTCTATAGGTATGCCATATGGTTGGAAATGTGTCATATACTTTTCAGTAATGAATGTGTTTTTAATATATTTAAAAAAATGTCTGACCATTTTAACGCCGCAATAATCACATTTAAAGGTGTCTAAACTACAGGGGACAATATCAGATGGTTCCTTAGATATTAAACAGTATTTAAGTTTTATTCCTAAATTATTAAAAAAATCAGTGACTTTACTACCGAATACTGAATATAGGGAGTCTGTTACTTCAACTTCTTTTAATTTGTCTGAAAATAATGCCAATGCATCATCACCTGATGTGGAGCTTGTGCAACTTTCATCTTTTAATAAATGCCCAGCATAATCTATACAAAGGACCATTAAGAATGTATTTAAAAGGGTAGTATATGTAGATCCAGAGGCTAATCTTGGTCCCAAATCTAATGTACAATAGGGAGTTTCTTTTTTATTGATTTTTAAAGTATAACGTACCAGACTATTGTTCTTGCAAAACTGTTGTATAACTACATTTTTATCTATGAAAGAGGCATACCTATTTTCGAATTTTTCCATTACTGTGCTTATCATCTTATTCCAGGGCTGCTTTATATAATCATTGTGACTATTATCAAAACCACTTATATCTAATGTAACCAACCATTTTCCGCCTAAAACCTTTCCGATCTCAAATGCCTTTTCATCTGTTGCCAGTCCTACTCCGTATCTCATTCCAAATACATCATACATCATGCATGTCAGAGCCTTCTCAAAAAACATTGTAATTAATTTATCTGCAGTACATGGATCGCAAATCTGTCTTACTTTGTCGCCTATTTCTTGTAATTCAATCTTGTTGTGTTGCTTGTATACATTTTTAATTTGATTTAAAAATACTTCTTTTTCCTTGTCATAATACCCTAGCATTTCCATTTGTTTCTTAAAACTTTTTAAACAGTCAAATACGGCTGCTGGTGTAAGGTATAGATATTTGTCAGCTGCTTGTATAAATTTATCATGGAAATTTTCCATATAATAATCGTAGAGGGCGTTGGCTAGCATGGGGTCAGGTAAGGAGTATTGACTTATAACTTTTCTTATGCATGTCAGTTTCAATAGAGGACATTGTGTGTAGACGTTTACGTTTGCTAGGGTTTCTATATCAACTCCGTTTAATATATCGACATTTCTCTTACCACAAGTACATTGTGAAGCTAATGCTTTGACTACAGTATCATAAGAATCGGTTGGTTTTACAGTCACTGATTTATCAACATACTTTATTCCTAATCTAAAAAAGGCCAATTTATCTTCATCAACTTTAAAAGACTCCCATATATCTCTAGTTACACATAAGGCTCTGATTCCATATTTTCCTATATTTTGTTTTTGTTGCTCTGCTATATTCCTCCTTACACCCTGTGGTTCTCTTAAACTCTCAGTCATATCTCTTCTGATTCTAGTTTCTCTCTCTTGATTGACTATGTCAATTTTCTTATTACTACTTATTTTAGGGACGCTCCTGGCGTCTAATAATTGTGAGAAAACATTTTTCTCATCAAACTTAG